CGATCCAACATCTCAAGGATGTCGATAAAGTCCACCAGCTCACCACTGCCCAGCGCCTTGTTGAAACGGTCAGCGGCATTCTGATTCAGCTTCACCCAGGTAAAGCCTTTCATCGTTCTGACGCGGAATCCCCAGGATTCAGCCAGTTCAACCGCTTCACGGTTGTGTGTGCCGGTATACCACATAGCCAGTACAGCGTTATCAGCAGCCAACTTTCGAACAGGGAGAAACTTCAGTTCATCAATGCTCATCGTGCTGTAATGATTACAGGCTGCGCCGTTGCTGATTCGGTTGCCGTATTCCCACGGCGGATCACAGTAGATAAGGTCATACATTATTTGGCCCTCCAGAAGAAAAAGACGGGCCAAAGAAATCCTACAGCGGTGGCTTTAACCCAGCGGTGTTGTGTTGTCGTTGTGCTCCCCAGGAATATTTCAGCGGTCATGCCAGCAAAAAAGAAATACCAAGCTGTCAGGGATATGATCATAATCATGCGGCCTCCCGGATAAGCTCATAGTCATTCAGGTAAAGACCGCCAAAGCTGTACAGAATGCCTTCCCGAATGTCCTCCAGCGTCGCGAACGGGAAATGATTCAAATAGAACTCAGTCGCCTTATCCGCCTCTGAAAGCAATTCTGAGGCGCTGACAGGACTCATGACGAAAAGGACATCCTGAAAAATTGCCGCTGTCTGGCAGGGATAGGTGATTTTTTTAACGTATTGTCTTGTCATGCGGCCCTCTGCTTTTTCAGTTCGCGCGTTTTACGGCGGTATTTAGCCGCTATTTCTTCCAGGTCTTCTTTCGAGTAATGCTTCGCTTCGTGTGGGCCTTCTAGCCATTCCACCAGCGACAACCCATACCACTCGCTCAGCGTTTCCCTGTAGCGAGCGTGTACCGTGGCATTTTTCGCAGCGAAACGACCTGAACCACCGTTACAGGCTTTGCACTGCCGATAGGCGTTCTTTTCTTCAAAGCGCAGTTCCGGTCTGGCTCCCACTCCCATGAAGTGACCACAGTCCCACTGACCACCAAACGCCATTGATGGGCTGTGTGTGCCACAGGACACGCAGGGCTTCCCCTCGTCACGTTCACGGATAAATGCGTTAAATGCCGTTTGTGCCTTACGCAGAAAATGGCCTCGCGGTTGCAGCTCCCTCTTGCGAATTTTCAGCTTCGCTTTCCGATCATCCTCTGCCTTTCGTTCTTTCAGTGAACGGTTGTAATCAATGGCGCAGCGTGGGCCGCACACTTTTTGCAGGTTACGGGATGGTGTGAACGTAATACCGCACTGGGCACACTTCTTCGGCTTGTAGATTTTTACCTTTGGCTTGTTCATTGCTTCATTCCTTTGTGGAATACCCATTCGTAAACTTCAGAGCCGCTCTTCAACAGGTCATTGAAATCCCCTTGGGCAGGCCAGCGTACTGAGACAGTTTCCAGATCGTTCTGGGCGTGGAGGTTTGCTGTTGCACATTCAAAAGCAGCGGCGTGTCCGGCAGCGTTCGCATCTGCATCAGCGAAAATAATCAGGTTCTTCACCCCGGCAGGAACGCGGAATTTCTTCATGAATGCCGTGTTCAGCGTTGCCCAGGTATTGCACTTCGTGATCTGATGGCAGGACAGTGCGGTTTCGATACCTTCTGCAATGCCCAGCGTGGAGGATGTCGGGAACATGCGAATAGCCACCGACTTAGCAAAATCAAGATAACTGTCGGGCTGAAGCTTCATCAGTTTTTTGGATGTGCCAGCAGCTTTGGATGCGCCATCCAGTAATGTGCGGTGCAGGTAGCACAGTTCCCCACGTTCATCTGTTGCCAGTGAATAGATAGCCTGTAGTGTTTTCCCTTCTGCGGGTTGTTTGTCGCAGTAGCGGATGTTTTCAGCGGGTAATACGTTAATGCCTCGCCCTTTCAGGTATTCATCAGCGCCCGTTCCACGCAGTGATGTGAGTTGCGAAAACTTGCGACTGACTCGATCACGTTGCTGTGCCAGTGATGTGCGTACAGGGTTTACGTTCTCCTGGCTGAGTGTGTACTGGTTGCCAATAAGCTGGTCCACTTCAGATGCCAGTGTTTTAAAATCTTTCTTTGTTGTGGCGAGCAGTAATCCCCAGCCATCGCCGGAACCGCATGTGCAGATGTAAGAACCAGTGCCGTTCTTGTCATCACAGCGGAATTTGCCTTTGCGTCCACACAAAGGGCATTTGCCCTTATAGTGATTCTTTCCGGTAATACCAGGCAGTTTGTAATACTCATATATTTCAGCCCAGCGACCAATTGCAGCCTGTTTAGTGTTCATGCGGCCTCCTGTTTTCCTTTGGTTTTGGCGAACGCGATCTGTTTTGATTTGATGTAGTTGCTGACTTCTGGTGTGATCTGCTGTGGGTTGTTGTGCAGACCACGAGGCCAGGCCTGGAATTTCTGTCGGTAGGTGTGGGCGCACCAGCCATCACTGACCGGCTTGCCCTGAGCAGCACGCTGGCGCTGATAAAACAGAATTTGTGACCACCAGCTTTGTTTCTGCTCAGCGGTGAACTTAACTTCAGCTTTACTGACTTTGGTCAGTCCACGGCTTTTGTCTGTCTCAACGTCTTCCCCGGCCAGCGGTTTGAATCCGCATTTCGGGCAGATATAAACACCAGCAGGTTTGACGTAGTGGCACTGACCGCACTCTTTTGGCAGTCGTTCCGGTTCGTCGGTTTTCACCACGCGTGAGGATGTTTCTTCCATCCCATCAGAGGATGACGGCAGGTAGTCATATTCAATGTCATCCGGGTAACCCAGCTTGTTCACTGTCCCGGTGTGATCGAATATCAGGCAATGGTCTTTGCCAGGGGCGGAACGCAAGCCACGACCCAGAGTCTGAATCCATCGGATTTCACTCTTTGTCGGACGGGCAAAAATGATGCAGCGAACATCACTGTCGAACCCGGCAATCAGAACGCCGACGTTGATAATGATCTTCGTTATACCCTGTTCGAATCGGCGGATTGTCAGCTGACGCTCGTCATGCGGTGTGTGTGCCGTCATCACTTCAACAGTGACCCCGGCACGGGCAAATTCCATCGTGACAAAGTTGGCGTGGGCAACGTCAACACAGAAACAGATGGTTGGTCTGTCCTGCCCGTTCTCCAGCCAGTTTTTGACAATGTCGCCCACCAGCTTCGCCTCACTCATCACCCTGCTGAGCTGGCCTTCTTTGTAGTCAGAGCCGTAACCTGCAATGTGTGAGGTTTCCACGCCAGACAGGTCTGGATGGGATGGTGCGTAAAACTCATATTTGCTCAGCGCACCGATAGCGATCAGCTCTTTCATCGTAGTGGGCTTGATCAGGCACTCGTAATAATTACCCAGGAACTTAGCGAACGGTGTGCCGGAAAGACCGATCACTTTGGTCTGTGTGTCGCGTGTCAGATGGTTGATGACCTCAAGCAGCTTTTTGCGCTTCAGGTGGGCTTCGTCAATGATCAGCAGGTCAATGTTGTCCGGGAACTCACGACGAATCAGCGTATCTGCACTGGCAATCTGAATCAGCGCGGTTGGGTTGTATGACGGATGGTCACGCCAGACATAACTAATCTCGTCACCAGGCAAACCGTACTCAATGAAACGTGTGGCGGTCTGATCCAGTAGCACGGTGTACGGAGCCACAAACATTACGCGCAATTCACGACTGACAAATCCATCAGTAATCAGGGCTGCAATCGCCGTTTTGCCGAAGCCGACCGGGGCGTAGAGCATGAATGAATTGTTCTGTTTCCACTCACGGCGCAGCATGTTCAGCGCAACAATCTGTTTCTCACGTGGCTGGATGTTAAGCATGTGCCACCTCCCCGAACGCCATTTCCACCAGCTCAGACACAACAAACTTTTTGCGCTGGCGTTGAACAGACAACACAACGGTTTTGGTCCCGTCTTTCTGCATACGACCTTTCAGGAAACCGCCGTGGATGTGACGAATAAAATATTCAGAGTTGGCAATACGTGGGATGCTGCGAATACGTCCCAGATTGCTGACCTCATAGAATTTGGCGTACAGCGCATCAGGTACAGGTGCCCATTTTTCGTTAGTGTCTGAATAAATCATTTTTGGTTCCTTTTGGATGGCTAAACGTCCAGATGTGCAATTTGGCGTTTAGCCCCCTATACAGTGATCTATCTGTTAGATCGTTCTCTCTTGGTAAAGCTGTTCCAGCCCTTCGGGCTAAAACCCAACACCGCCCCCTTTCCCCCAACCCGGATTCAGAAAATCAAACCCTGGGTGGGAGCGACGTATATCCCCTGACTGCTGGGGTATACCTCGTACAAAATTCTCTCAATCGGCGATTTGCCGTCCGTCGTGCTGCGTTCTGCTGCCGGAATGACACGGGTTCGGCATCGAACGCCTCCTGGTATGCCTGTGCATACGCCATCGCGATTTTTTCCCGCATACCTGCCGGGAGTGTTGCTAACTGCTCTTTAATCCACAGGGCGTCCTCACTAGCAAAAGCCGTGGGCATGGTCACGTGGTGATAATGGTCTTGATACACTGACCCTCCTGCTTACGTGGCGAGCCTGTTAGGGCTGATTACCCTGGATGGGATGATCTTTTTGATACCCCTTCAGAAGTGGAATAGCAGTACATACTCAAGACACCTTTTTGAAGGCTGGAAACGGGCGAACTTCCTCACCCCTTATTTTTCCATCTTCTTGAATAATAACAAAAATATCTCTACCACTTCGGATGGCTTTACTGATTGCGCACTGGATAACTCCAAAGTCATTGGCAGTTTTTGCTTGCCCATGAATTTTGGCGTAATCAGCTAATGTCATACGGCTCATAGGTGTGCTCCGTTTAGTTAACATGATTAAAGAATACGTAGGGTATTTAAATATGTCAATATGGTAGGTATTTTTAGTTTAGTATCATTAGTATTAGAATTGCCGTTATGGAATCTAAAAAGAACCTGACGACAGAACAGCTTGAAGACGCAGTTCGCCTAAAAGCTTTGTATGAGTCAAAAAAGAAATTGTTAGGCGTCACGCAATACACGATTGCAGATGAACTTGGGATAACTCAGGGAGCGGTCGGTCATTACCTGAATGGGAGGAATGCATTAAACCTATCTGTAGCCTCTGCATTTGCAAAAATTCTTCAAGTATCAATTGCTGATTTCAGCCCAACTCTTGATGCGGAAGCGAAAAAAATTATGGCAAATGAGACTACAAACGTTAAGTTTGCTGGACCATACAAACAAGGGAGAGAATATCCATTAATTAGCTTCGTTCAGGCCGGAGCCTGGGCGGAAGCTATTGAGCCATATACTCTTGATGAGATAGATGAGTGGTTCGAATCTGATGCTAAAGTTTTCGGAGACGCTTTCTGGTTGTGCGTTGAAGGCGATTCCATGACAGCACCTACCGGGATCAGTATTCCAGAAGG